ACGCGCCTCCGACACCATGTACCGGCGATTCCTCGGCACGCTGGCCCGGATCAACCCGTGTCTCAAAATGATCGGATTTACGGCCACTCCCTATCGGCTCGACAGCGGCATGCTGCATCAGGGCGAAGAACGGCTGTTTACTGACATCGCCTATGAGGTGTCTATCCGCGACCTGATCGAGCAGGGCTATCTCTGCCCGCTGATCAGCAAGGCGACCAATATCGAGCTCGACGTCAGCGGTGTCGGCAGCCGTGGCGGCGAGTTCATTGCAGGCCAGCTGCAGGCCGCGGTCGATCGCGATCCAATCACCAGGGCCGCCATCGACGAGGTGGTGGCCTATGGCGAGAACCGTCGCTCCTGGTTGCTGTTCTGCTCTGGCGTCGAGCACGCGATCCATGTCGCGGAGGCGGTCCGCGCTGGCGGCATCTCCTGCGAGACCATCTTCGGTCACACGCCTACGGCGGAGCGTGACCGTATCATCGGTGCGTTCAAGCGCGGCAACGTGCGGGCGCTTGCCTCCATGGGCGTGCTCACCACTGGGTTCAACGCCCCAGCGGTCGATCTGATCGCCATGCTACGCCCGACCAAGTCCGCCGGTCTCTACGTGCAGATGGCCGGCCGCGGCACCCGGCTCGCCCCCGGCAAGCGGAACTGCCTGGTGCTCGATTTTGCCGGCAATGTCGCCCGGCATGGTCCAATCGATGCGGTCACACCCAAGCGACCGAGAGAAGCCGAAGGCGCTCCAGCAACCAAGACTTGCCCCGAGTGCGACAGCATCCTGGCGGCTGCGGTGCGCCAATGCCCGGACTGTGGGCACCTGTTTCCACCGCCGGAGACCAAGGTCGCTGCCACCGCCACAACGCTAGCTATCCTCTCGACCCTGCGGCCGCGGTGGGTCCCGGTGTCGGGCGTCTCCTTCAGCCGGCACGAGAAGCCGGGCAAGCCGCCATCGTTGCGGGTCGACTACCGTTGTGGGCTAGTCTGTCACAGCGAGTGGGTCTGCTTCGAGCACACGGGCTACGCTCGCCAGAAGGCGGTGGCGTGGTGGCGGGCACGCAGCAATGTGCCGGTCCCCAGCACGATCGCGGCTGCGCTGGCGGCGAGCGACTCCTTACCCACGCCCACCACCATCGCGGTGCGTCCCAGCGGCCGCTTCAGCGAGATCATCAATTACAGGTTCGAGCGATGCGATACCCCGGCCTCTGCGCCGTCTGCCGTCGCCAAGCACGAGGCTTCGGCTGGTTCAACGCCAACTTGTCCATCGACAATCCGGGACGCGACACAAGCTACCGAGAGCTCTGCTCACGCATCTGCCAGGACCTCTGTCACCGGAGGCGCGGCATGATCGATCCAACTCCGAACGAACGGGCCGCAATGGCGCACGGCGGCGCCATGGGCGGCGAGTATCTCGACAGCCTCGGCAAGACCGATCTCACGCAGCTGAGCTTCGAGGAGTGGCAAACGCTGATCGAGGTGATTGTCACCGGGTATTGCGACCACCTGCGCGATCTCGCCGGGAGAGATCGCGGGCGCCTTGATGGCATGAATGGGGGAGCACCATCCTGATGAGCGCCCCAAACTTCATGGACCGGTTCGGCGCCCGCCTTGTCGCCAATGGCTACCCGATCATACCGATCCAGCCCGGCAGTAAGAAACCGGGCCGTTATCGCCGTGGCGACTGGCGTGATTATCCCGATTGGACCCGGCACGCCGCGCGCGCCACCACGGAGCTCGAGCTGGCGCAGTGGCGCGCCTGGCCCGATGCTGGGATCGGCATTGTCGGTGGTGCCGTCGCGGCGGTCGACATCGATATCGCAGACGATGGCGGCCTTGCGCATCGCATCGAGCGGCTGGCGCGGGAGCGGCTCGGCGACACCCCGGCGTTGCGTATCGGCCGTCCGCCCAAGCGCCTGCTGGTGTACCGCAGCACGGCGCCGTTCAAAGGTGTCAAGCGGCATCCGCTGGAGGTGCTTTGCCTCGGTCAGCAGTTCGTCGCCTATGCGATCCATCCCGCAACCGGCCGGCCGTACGATTGGCCGGAAGAGAGCCTTGCCGATCTCGATCTGCAAAGCCTGCCAGCGATCGATGAAGCGCGGGCGCGGGCATTCCTTGATGAGGCGATCGCGCTGCTGCCGGAGCAGCTCAAGCCCGCGACTCTGCCATGTGGTGAAGGCCGTTCAGGTCATGCCCAGCAGGGCACAATCGAAGCAGTGCGCTCGGCGCTCGCATTCATTCCGAACGCCGATCTCGACTACGACAGCTGGGTGCGCATAGGCCTGGCGATCAAGGGTGCCATCGCCGAGGCCGGCGCGGAGCTGTTCGCAGCCTGGTCGGCGCAGTCAGCCAAAAACGATGCCGCCTTCACTGCCAAGACCTGGGCAAGCCTCAAGCCCAGGAGCATCGGTGCCGGCACGCTTTATCACAACGCCATTGAGCGCGGCTGGAAGCCCGATCCGATGCTGGTGCTCGATGGCTCGGCACCGCGCGATGCAGTGCACCCGGCGGCCGGGATGTTGTCAAAGCTACGGGCAGAGCCCGAAGCACGTGCAACGATCGCGGTGCCGCCGTTCCCAAGCCTCGATCGGCTCGATGGTGTGCTCAAGCTCATGGTCGACTATATCCTGGCGAGCGCCATCCGCCCGCAGCCCTACCTTGCAGTCGGCGCCGCGTTGGCGATGCTCGGCGCCCTGATGGGCCGGCGCGTGCGAACCGAGAGCAATCTTCGCTCCAACCTCTACGTGCTCGGCATTGCCGAGAGTGGCGGCGGTAAGGACCACTCCCGTAAGGCTATCAAGGAGGTGCTGTTCGCCGCAGGGCTCAGTGCGCATCTCGGCGGCGAGCGGCTCGCGTCGGGCGCTGGCCTCATCACGGCGCTCGTCCGCCAGCCGGCCACGCTGTTCCAGATCGACGAGTTCGGCCGGTTCATGGCCAATATCGTCGACAAGCGCCGCGCGCCCAAGCATCTGTCCGAAATCTGGGACCTGTTCACCGAACTCGCGACCAGCGCCGGAACGACTTTCTTCGGGGCCGAATACGCTGACCAGAAGGAGCACCCGCGGCAGGATATCATCGAGCCTTGCGCCTGTGTGCATGGCGTCAGCGCACCGGGACCATTCTGGGCTGCCGTGAAAAGCGCTCTGCTGCAGGATGGCAGCCTGGCGCGCTTCCTGGTATTCCGCAGCACGGAAGACATCCCTGATCGCAATCGCTCGCCTGCGTCGATCTCGCGGGTCCCAGACCACCTGATCGTAGCCCTGCAGCAGGTGGCTGCCGTCGGAGCTGACAGCGGACGCGGAAATCTACACAACTTCAGCGCACCGGTGGTGAAACCCGATCCGCTGGTGGTGCCGATGGACGTGGAGGCTATCGCGCTGTTTGATTTGCTCGACGAGGAGACAACTACGCGCCAGCGCGCCGCCGTTGGCTCCGATCAAGGCGCGATCCTCGCTCGGGTCTGGGAGAACACCGCCAAGGTCGCGCTGGTCAAGGCTGTGAGTGCCAACCTCAAGGCGCCGTGCATCCGCGGAGTCGATGCCGCCTGGGCACGCGACGTGGTAGCCCATTGCGTCGCAACGCTGCTGGTGCAGGCTGAGCGTCATCTCGCCGACAATGATACCGAGCGCAACCACAAGCGCGTGCTGGAGTTGATCCGCACCGCAGGAGCGAATGGTGTGGCCAAGAATGAGCTTGTTCGACAGACTCAGTTTTTGGACAAGCGTCAGCGCGATGAAGTCATCGCCACCCTCGTCGAGGCATCGATGATCTCGGCGTGCGTCCGACCTACCGCAACCAAGCCAATGGTCATCTACCGCTCCTTCGCGGAGGGACAGCCATGACTGGGCAATCTCTCAATGCCTCAGGGAAATCTTCAACGGCGCAAATCGGTCTCAACAGCTTGATGGTTCGAAACAAAATCGAACACCTCAAAAATCTCAATCCCTCCATAGATCAAGCCTCCCCCTCGGGACTCCCGTTTGGACGCCGCCTCCCCCTCTTTATAGATAGATTGATATATTTGAGATATTTATATTTATATAACAGAATCAATATGATAGACCAGCGTCGCACGACAGGAGAAATCTTAGGAGGAATTGAGAGATTCGCGTCGTCGCTGGACGGCCAAATGTTTGAATCGGACCTAACCCCTCTTGGTTCGGGCGAGCGCCGCATTCCCCGGCCGGATGCCGCCTTCGCCCCGACCGCCCGAACCTCGAGGAGGTCACCATGTCGGCCCCGACGGCGCAGCAACGCCGTAATTCTACGACTTGCGCAGGAAGCGCCATTCTCGCACTCGATCTCGGCACCATGCTCGGATACGCGATTGCGGCGCACGATGGCGCAATTGCAAGTGGCGTCGTGTCGTTCAAGCCAAGCCGCTACGACGGCGGTGGCATTCGCTACCTGCGGTTTCGCAGCTGGCTCGACAGCATGGCCGCAGACGCTGCCGGCATCGGCGTGGTCCATTACGAAGAAATACGTAGGCATCTGAGCACCGATGCTGCGCACGTCCACGGTGGTCTACTCGCCACGCTGACGTCGTGGTGCGAGCAGCGCTCGATCGCCTACCAAGGCGTCCCCGTCGGTACGATCAAACTTTACATCACCGGCAAGGGCAACGCCGGCAAACAGGCGGTCATCGCCGCGGTCCGCGAACGTGGGTTCAGCCCAAGCGACGATAACGAGGCCGATGCCATCGCCATCCTGCTCTGGGCCATCGACACCCATGGGGGCGTGCGATGACACGGCAGCGGCTTCCCAATCGGCGTCCCGCCGAAACCGTCGAGTTCGAGCACAACGGCAGCCGCTTCACGGTCACCATCGGGTTCTATCCCGACGGACGACCCGGTGAAGTGTTTACGCATGGCATTCGATCCGGCTCAAACCTCGATGCGCTGTTGGCCGACGCTTGTGTCGTGGTCTCCTGCCTTATCCAACACGGCGTCGAGCCACGCGAAATTGCGAGCAGCATGGGACGGCTGGGCAACGCTGAGCCGGCCTCCATCATCGGCGTGGTGATCGATCTCGCCGCTGGCATGAGCCAAGCCTCCAACGCTACCCAGGAGGCCCGCACATGACCGGCGAACAG